GGTTTTGCTTCTAAATTTTTCATTGTGTCGTACATTCTTTTTGCACCTTTTTGTATGCTTCCGCCACCTGCAGCTCTTACTGCATCAGCTGTAAATACGAATTCGTTTTTAGATAATCTTGCTGGTACGTCGTCTTTTCTTTCGTACTCTCCAATTGGTACAAAGCCACCAGAGAATCTATAATCTTTTTCCATACCACCCATGTCCATGATACCACCAGAACCTTGAGCGTATTTAACTCTACCACCTTTTGCAAAAGAAGCTATGCCACCTTTAGCCATAGATTGTCCAATTGCTTCCTCTAACATTTCCATTTCTTCTGCTGATAATAAATCTAAAGTTTTACCAAACAACTGCATTGCTAATTCATTTCGACTAGCATCTATTCCTGGTTCTGAAGCCATCATCATATCACTATCATCATCTTTTTTAGAATATGGTGACATAAAGTATCTTAAAAAATCATCTATTTCCATAATTGGAAAACCAGGTTTTTGTTCATTCATATCATACTTATAATTTTCGTATGCTTCTATTTCTTCGTCAGTATAATTACCTGGTTCATAAGAAACTGTTTCTATCATCTCTTCATTCATACCTTCTTTAAAGCCCATACGTTTTACAACTTCTGGTGCTTTCTTTCTTAATGCTTCTATACCTGGACCACCTCCTCCAGCAAAACCCATTTTAGCAACAACATCTGGTGCTACTTTTCTAAGTGCTGTAATACCCTCGTTTGGATCTGGTGTACCATCTTTTAATCTCATAATTCCGCCATCTTTAACACCGGTTGCTTTTGTAAAAGATGTTACATCTGCTTTTTTAGTTGGTAAATTTGATATACTCATAGGTGTAAGATTCAAGTCGATAGCCGCTTGTGCCTGTTGGCCTGCTGCTTCTGCAGCTGCCATATAGTCTGAGTATACAGCTTCTTCTAATTCGTTTCTTCTTTTAGCATCTTTGTAATCAAGGTATGCTTTACCAACATTAACTGCAGTATCTGCAACAGTCTTATATTCTTTATAAGTGTCAGCTGCTTTTTTTAAAAAATCTAATACTCCCATATTTCTAATTCCTTGATGTGTGATTATATACTAAAACCGCAGGGATTCTACCTGAACCTACCAGTTTACTTAATTTTTTAGCCATCGTCAATATATTATAAGTCGCCACTACCAGCTCCTAGACCTAAGCTAGCTACTTTTATATGGACATCTCTTCTTATATGTTCTCTTTGAGTAGCAGTATCAGGGTTATTTACATCAGCGTCTGCTTCAGCATCTGACATGTATTCTGCACCTGTTTCTGTATTAGTTAAAGTAACCTCTACTTCAGGTGTTATAACGTGGGTTCTTTTTCCATCTATTTTTTTGTATTCGCTTTTTGCTTCTTGCTCTATAAAAGGCATAGTTCTCCTATTGTCTACTTGTTTGTAGTACTGATGCAGTCATCTTTATAACATCAGTTGTAGCACATTGCATCTTTAATTTATCACCTGCTTCTAGTATCAATATATTGTTAAAAGTCAGGACATCTACACCCTTACTAGGGGTTACGTTTGCTACATCGTATTCAAAATCAGTGGTGCTAGAGGCATCATATACCTTAATAGTTACATCTAAAGCACTTCCATGAGTGTTAAAAAGCTTTATTGTTTTAACAATAGATGTAGTCTCATCGGGTGACTCATACATGTCTACGTCAGACCCTGCTGCGTTAACTGTTTTTTGAATATTTTTATATACGTTAGCCATTATGACATAAAGAAATTAAATCTCTCTTGTTGCTCCTTTTCTTGTGTTAAAAATGTTGAATTTAATTGTTCAATCAAAGATGTAATGGTTCTGTTTATTTGTCTTTGATTATCTTCTGTGTATTCTTTTCTTGGCTCTGGTAATCTTACTACTATTTTTGTCATTATCTTCTCCCATCTGCTTGAACATCTACTTGGAAAGTACCATATCTCCACTTTTCACCAGCACTTTCGTTTTCTATTTTTACATTTGCATATCTTCCTCTGGCTCTAGTATCAAATTTAGTTGAACTAGCAACAACACTAAATGGACTATATTTACTTGTGCTTGCAGTAGATGCAGGAAAGTCTTTTAATCCTATCGTTACTTTAGCTGTGCCATCTAATGTTTTAAAATCAGGAAAAAATCTTCTCATTGCTAAAAAGAATTCTCCCATTCCTTCTGATGTTTGTATTGCAAAATCATATGATTGTACAAAAGAAGTTAAAGCAGTCGTAGTTCCATTAGGATTAATTTGATCTGTGCCTACTTCATGTTCAAAATAAACTGTTTGACCAAGACCATTCGATCCTACAATACTTGGAAATGTTCCTGTAGAAGAAGAATTAAATTGTGTTGCATGTGGTCTTGGATATACTGTTGAGTCAATCCAAGTAGTTCTAATTGAATTTGTATTAACTCCTGTATACCACACACCACCTGGTGTTTGACCTGATTCACCATAATTGTAAACTACATATCTATCATTATATGCTGAATTAGATGTAGGGTAATACCAAACAACTTCTGTAAATAGGTTATTAATACCTGCTACAACTTGTTGTCCTTTTGTTGTATCAAAGTCATCAAATACATAATCTTCTACCATACAAGGTAAAGAGTTTACTGTACCATCAAATGCAAAGAAACCGTTATTACCAATCCAATAAGCAACACCATCTATTTCACAACATGCGTTTTGACCAATCAATCCACAGTTTGTACCAACTTGTTCAAAGCCAAATGTAAATGGTGCACCAATAAATTTCATAGTGTACAGAGCGTTATCTGTCCATACTAGAATATTTTCTTTTGCAACAATAGCTCCCATAATTTTTGTACCATCTTGTAATCTTTGCGAACCTGCGCTGTTTTCTGCTGTAGGTGCATATACGTTTATTTGTTCTTGATTAGAAAATCTTATAAACATATCATCTTGTGTTTGAGGATCACCAATAGTTGTTTCTGTTCCAAAATGAATTAAGTGTCTTGTTGTTGGTGAAATTAATGTAGATCTAGATGCAGTAGGATTTCCTTCGCTCCCACTTATAGCTGTTACAAAATTTGTAGTTAATGTTGATGCCCGAGTAGTAAAGTTCGCTGCAATAGAAGAATCCCAAGTAAAAGTTTTACCATTAGAAATAGTTGCAACCAATACTTGACCAAAGTTGTTTAGTGACCAGAGACCTGGTTCTAGTGTAACGGTAGACGCTGCAACTGCATCACCCCAGTTACCCCACTCTGTTGCATCTTGAACTGTTGTATTTGTAGAATGAGCTTGACCATTAGATGTTCCAGTAGTTGCTGTTCCTTTAGCACCTCTAGTAATACCTAAAAATTGTGTAGAATTTTTTGATGTATATGTAATTAATTCTGCAGTTGGTAAAGTTCCAACAGCTATTGTACCTGCAGAAGCAAATCCTGTTGTGCTATCTACGGTTACTGCAGTTCCTGATCCACCTGTACCAGCAGTATCTGCATTTAATGATCCATCTAATTCTGTGCTTTGTGATCCGGTAACATTTCCTCCATAGTTTCCAATACCAAAACCATAACCATATGATTGTGCTGAAGGACCTACTGCTTGATAAGGATTTACTGTACAAGAACTACCTGAAGTTAAATCTGATCCACCACCGTTTGTTTCTGCTGATGGTGATGTAACTGTAAAAGTTGTAGAACTTGGAACTGTAATAACTTGACAAAGTTTATCTTCAAAAGTTGACGCTGCAATACTAGACCCTGTTGGCATGGTTACTGAATCTAATTCAACAATGTCTCCTATTTCTAAACCATGATTAGTAGACGTAGTAATGGTTACTGCAGTTCCTCTAGTTGTGCTGGTTGTTATAGTAGAACCTGTAAATTGTGTTTGTGCTCCTGCATTATTACTTCTGTAAGGAGTAATGTCATAAAGTTGACCTTCAAAATATATAAGTAAAAATTTATCTGTACCAATAGCAACATATCTATTACCTTCTAAATCAACAAAAGCATGTTGCTTTCTTGCTACACCACATATTGTATCACTTAACAAAGAAGCCCATCCTCCAACTTTTTCAGGAAGGCTATATCTCCATCTAGTATTATCGGAATCTACCCATCGATCTGTTGCACCAACACCTGTGTCTTGTTTATCGACACCCGGTTGAAATTTCATTTCAAAAAGAGCCATCTGTTAAGCTCCTTACGCTGTATTAGTTTTATATGCCCAACCTCTAGTCGAGTCTACATATACTAAAGTTATTGATTGACCGTTTGTATTTAAAGTTAAATCAGATGTTCCTGAATTAATAGGTGAACCATTTCTACCAATAGTACAATTGTTTGAATTCCATGTGCCTCTGGTATCTAAAACACTAACCTCATCGCCAACAGATGGTGATGCTGGCAGGTTTATTGTTATTGGATTGGCTGTTGTATTAGCAAAAATTTGAGCTCCTGCTACTGTTGTGTAAGGACTATTAGCATCTGTTATAGTTGCATAACCTTTTTGAATTATGTCCATTACTGTTTCAGTGCCATTTGATTTACAAAGAACAGTTGCTCCTGGTGGTATTTGAGTTGTGCTACCACTAGCAGTTAATACCCCTAAAGTTCTATTAGATGTGCCTCTTACGG